GTAATCTTCAAGAATCGGCTCGACCCACATCTGAATCTGCTGAAGTGAACTTTGAGTAATATGGGTGTAATTGATCGGCTCTAAAACGGTGAAATTGAATGTTTCATTTTTGATAGCTTCAATGATGATTGCAATGGTCGTCTGGTCGACCGTTACATTCGTACTAACGATCTCTGCTATCTGGCCAGTGGGAATTGTAGGTGTAGAAATACTCACTGAATATGGTCCGCACTTGAATGGGAAAGAAATTATCGGGGCCAGGCAAGAATCCAAATCTGTCGTCTTATGGTAGACCTGATCGTTAACTTGGACGAAAAGACATCCCTGTGCTGCAACATACTGGACTCCGTTAGAACAATAGGCCCTAGTCCCACGATATCCCTGACGTTCGCGCGGCACCATCTTCAGGTATGAAAAGACGAGGTAAATATCTCCGGTCGGGGCCTCGTACCTATCGACGGAAATAAGGTGTTTAGTACCATTCTCAGAGGTACAACCGTCAACAGACCCAGTTAACAGTGATGAATAACACTCAAGTAAGGCCGATCTCGTTTGGGTGATAAGTTCTGCATAATTACGTAGTCTAGATGTAAGAGCGGCCACATGACTGGTGTAAGATATAATACTGGTGGCCAATCGTGATGATAATTCAAGTTTACGTTGCAAATCTTGTATTTGGTTCGCAAGACCATTGATAATGGAAACTAAACTGTCAAATTTGTGAGCGACCTTAGCTTTAAACTCGTTCGAATCTTGCACCATAGCATTAAATGCTTCCTCCACTTTGTCGAATCTGTGACTAACGTCCTCAGCGAATGCTTGCAACCCTGACTGGAGCTGAACTACAGAAGCCGCGACAGCAGCGACGTTCTTGTTGGTAGCATCAATACGGTTATTGGTTTCTTTAATATTTTGTTCAAGAGCTTGAATAGTTCCATCGTAGTCCTTTCCACCACCACCCATAAGAGAGCCGGCAATCATGCCGACTATTCCTCCGATTATGAACCCCCAGAACCTCTGATTACGTGGCTCTAACATGTGCCGGACAATAGCACTGTGGTTCCATCCAGAGAACTCACGCGGGTTAGGCGTAGCTGAAACGTGTAATGTGGCAGAGAGGTCAAGAAGCTTCGATGATAACGAAGTGAGAGAATTGTGGGAATCAACAACTAACTTCATCAGTAGATCGTACTCGTTTAAACTCTCTGCAATGGGCTGACATGCTGCGATAAAAGGACTGGATCGGAATTCTTGCATGCAGACACCGTCTCCTGCGCAGACATACTCCATACAACTGAATGGCTTGTCAAATGCGTCACATAATCTGGGAATACGGATA